CCTCGATGTCTATCCATCCATTCACATATACTCCATTCATTTTTCACATCACCGATAATATATAAGATATAGGGTATATAAAAGCTTTTCGATCACTTAAAGAAAATTTAATAATAGGATTAAAAAAAGAAGAAAGAGGTAATAACATGTATGAAGAGGGATAAGAGAGATAACATAATTGAATACAAAAGATAAGAATATTGATAATACATAATTATTAAGAAAAGGAGAAAGAGAGATAACACTGATTCGTATCTTCATAAAGAAAAAGAAAAGGGATAATAAAAAATAATACTAATATGAAGAAGTAAGAAAGGGATAGAAAGGGATAAGAAGATAAATCTAATATATAATATATAAAAAGAATAGAATATCAATCAGGAATTCAATGATGTATAGAATATCTAACATATAGGATATCCATAATGTAAGGAATACAATACCATAAGGAATATCAAGAATGTAAGAATTTCATAAATGTAAAGATAAGGTATTCTATAGGATAGGAATATCTAAAAGATAAGAATATCAAGAATGTATACTAGAAGATTCAATAATGTATATTCTAAGAATTCAATATGAAATATCATACATGTAAGAATATCTAAGATGTAAAAAGATCCTTCTAGTATGATTATATAATATATATTATATAATATATATAAAAGGATCTATCTAGTATGATATATAATAAAAGAAAGAAAGAAATATATAAAGAAAGAAAGAAAAGTGAAAGTCTGGTATTTTATGACATAGTTTTCTCTTGGATTCTTTTATCAATTCTATCAATTGAAATCTCGATACCTTCTACCAAATATTTTAAATAAGTAGAGTAACTGGGTATGTTGCTGAATTCACTTTCTGATTCCAATCTCTTTATTTCCTCTCTGAATCCTTTCTTTAGACTCTCCAATTCTATCACTATTCTATCCCTTACTATCTCTTCTATTTCATTCATTTTAAATGTAATATTTGAATCATGAATATAAAAAGCTTGTAGTCATTGAGGTACTTACTTATGGTACTTGAATTGTCTTTTTGTATAATTTACATATACCCTTCATATTTCATGTTCACGCGAATGTTTTGGGTTGGGTATATAATTATATAGGTAAGAGTAAAAAATTTCAATGACAAGCTTGTATAAGTTTCTGGTGCAATATTTTTAGGTAGTCCACGATGTAAATTTCAATATTAGAATTTAATATTTAAAACTTGGAGATGTTGATAATCTTATTTTTTATGAAATTGCACCAGACCTCGATATTTCTTGTTTATGAAAATGTTTTGTGTTTTAGGTATAATTATATACCCTTGTGTATTTTATTTGCACCACGGCTTTATATTTGCGCCTCACATCATATTTTTCAGTAGTCACTGATGCAATTCCTGAAATTCATAATTGGTAATACAAATCTTGGCAATTTCGATCATCGCTTCATACCTCTTTCACTATTTGCTGAAATTCAATGATAGCCGCAATGTTTTTGCCTTCCTATATTTTTATATTACCTACATGAAAAAATTTTGATGACGGGCTTCTATTTGCATCTCACGCAATATTTTGGAGGGGTCATAGATTGAAAATCCCACTCGCAGTTTCGAGTAATACGAGGGATGAAAAGGATAACATTATGTAAGATTAGTATGAAGGGATGAAAGGGAGAATTGTCAAGGATATGAAAAGGGATGAAAGCGGTAATACTTAGTGTCATCTCTTGAGGGAAATGCACAGATTTGTACATCATACTTAAAAAATTCTTTAAGTAACCGAAAATCATTTTATATCGGGACTAACCTTCTTTCCATGTCTACCCGTATACATGTCACTTTTCTGTGTTTCTCAATCTCTTATGAAAATTCTTATTTCTCTTTCTTTAGTTTCATTATTCATTCCTTTTTCCTTTTATGTCTTATTATTGTTTTATTTTTAATTTTATTTGTTTATAGAGGTTTATATTTGAAAAAAAAAGCCCATAAATGTAAGATTTCATGCTTATCTACAATAATAAAAACAACTAATAACAGCTAAAACTACTAAAAACCAATAGTATAAACTAAAAAACACATACATAAAAGAAAAGAAAGGAAAGGAAATTATTAATATAATATATAATATAATATATAGGAAAGAAGATTAAAAAGAATAAAGGTAAGGACTATAGGTTAGTACGAGAGTGACCACATTATTTTTATAGGGTTAAGATAAAAGAATAAATAAGAGAGAATGATAAGAAGAGAAGTAAACGGGTACATAATAGAAACGAGAGGTGGCGGGAGTTTTGTAAAGAGATGGGTAGTGCTACGAGATGAGAAAGAAATAGCGGTCTATTTCAAATACAGCGAAGCGAAGAAGGCATGTGAAACAAATGATTTTAGTAAAGGATTAGAAGAAGATTTTTATTTTTCTTATTAATTTCTTTTTTTATAGTAACTTACAAGAAGTTTAAAATATATAGTTGATCCTTACCTAAAGTAAGTACCTAAATGACCACACTATTTATATATACTTAATTCTAACATGATAATTGAGGTGAAAATGATAGAAATAAAAGAGGCGCAAGGCGGGGAGCGCAATATAAATAACCCGGAAGCATGGAAAGAAATATGTGATGAGATAGGAGAAGGAATATGGCAATTTGAAACAAACGAAAAAAAGCTGATCAAGGACTATTTCGTAGGGGACTTTGATATACATGACTGGCTCGACAACGAAGCAAAAGATGCAGAGGTTATACTCACCATTCATGTAGACGAAGAGAACAAAGCAGCAGAATATGCCTTGGGAACTTGGGGAGATGACCTGGACTATGGAATAGAAAATAGGGTATACCAAGAAGACGACTATGAGGGTGTGATCGAGTGGCTCAACAAAATAGCACAAGAAGAGGAGGAATAGGTTTATATTTATTCTTTTCTCTCCTTTCTCTCTTTTATTTATTGTTTTATTCGAAAAAAAAAAAAGAAAAACTATTCAAAAATAGTATTGTTAAATTTACAACCTACATAAAGGCAACTTCAAAAGTATCTGGAATACTTACCTAAGGTTCTTACTTCAATAACCACATCCTTTTTATATTCACAATTCTAATGAAATAATGAAAGAAAAAAATGTGGGAAAAATATATAGACGAAGAATGGAAACATATATGCTATGTTTATATAGGAGACGATATCTACGAATACGAAACAGAAGACAAAGAAGTGATCGAGAACTTCGCTAAGTTCAATCCAGTTATCTGCAAGTGGTTACCAAAACATAAAAGTAATAATATCTGTCTAACTATTAAGATATATCCAGATTTAGACTTGGCAATGTATGCAATTGGTAGATGGAGAGTCGATGTAGATGAAGATATTGATAATAGAGTGTATCACGAAGCTGACTATGAACAGGTGATAGAGTGGCTTGAGAAGCAAGCAAAAGAAAAAAAAATAAAAGATAGAGAGTGAAGAACCATGATCAATGAATATCAATTAGTTCAACTAGTAATCATTTATTTAGTATTCATTATTATCCCTATCCTCGCTTTTGTGATAGGGAAACTAAAAGGGAGAGATATCAGGATTAGATATTTTAATTAATTCATTTTTGCCATAAAGGGATCTTTAAAAGTATCCGAGAAGTTACTATTAGTACGTACCATAAGTCAGTACTTGAATAACCACATGTTTTATATAGTAGAAAATCTAATAGGATATATAAGAAAATGAACAAAGAAGAAGTTGCCCGAAGCGGCGAGGGCGTAATAAATAAGCCGGGTAGTCGATTTGAGTTGATTGAAATAAGAAGGTATGAAAGCAAGACGTTAAGAGCGACTATTTATGATACCGAAAAGAAGAAAGAGATATACGTAGATGCATACTTTGATGGAAATACATGGAAAGCAAAAACTGGAGTAGAGGAGTATTCTCCAAGTGATATTGGGATAATAGAGTGGATAATTCTAAATGCTATGAGTGACAAAGTAATTGTCGAAGGTAGTAAGCTGGGATTAGAAGTTATGGAAGCAGATTTTATATGGAATTTATTTTTGTTTAGCAAAAGAGAAGATGTGGATGATTTGGAGTCTACGATTAGAGCAAAAATAGTAAATACTGGAATAAATCGCTATATAGAATTTGAAGAGCATCTTCAGGGTTTCCAAGATGGAGAGACACTCACGTACCGAAGGTGCGAAGATGGTACTTCAATAATTGTGAAAGGAAGGAAGTAAATGAATAGTGATGAAGATACTTATTATGGTGAAGATTTTAGCGATGAAGAGTGGAAGGATACCTATAATGGAGAAGAAGGAATTGATAGGAGATCGTGGTATTTCAAAATGAATATGGAAAAATATGAGGAGGTGTACAAAAGGTGATTAGGAAAGAAATCGAATATATGTTGAATGGAGTGCCTGACTGTCTCCGAAACATTGATATATTTTGGGAAGATCCGATAAGGAATAAAGAAGATTATCAACAGCGATTAAAAATAACAGCTTATTACGCATTGTGGAATGAAATAGGATGTCAACCCCCTGCAGATTTACTTCAAAATGAAAAAAGAACAAGATATTATAACAAACAGTCACAGCACTTCAATGAATTGAGAGAACGAGATGCGAAACAAAAAGAATTACAAAAAATTCGGAAATGGCTTAAAAAACAAAAGAATCCAAAGTCACCGTACCGAAAGCTGATGATCCACTTATATAATTTGGCTATAAATTCAGGAATGAAGGCGAGTGAAATAAAACGTAAGGCTGAAATGATAAGAAATAGAGAACGTAAAGCAGCACAAAGAAATGGATATTTGAGATTATCTCTAATCGAACAGGCTAAAATGTGGGAAGAAGTTGAAAGAGGAGGTAGGTGGCAGTGGATAACAGAAAGACCTATAAAGGATTGAGTAACACTAATCGAATGAATCGTAATAAAAAAACTGTGACAATAGGATCTCTATTGGAGGAAGGTGGAAATCAAAACTCCACCAAGGGCAAGGGAAGTATGGTGAAAGCCTCCTCACCTGAACTTCCTGTTCGAGAGAACGGGTGTAGAAGAACTTGCCCTGGGTTGGGTAGTCCCGCCCTGAAGAAAAGAAGGAGAAGACAGAGAAAGCGGGGAAGCTTTAGTGAACTGATTAGCCTCATACAAGAGGGGGTAATTAAACCCCCTTATATTTTTTCCAAATACAGTGCATGGCAAAGAGGATATGGTTTTCAACCATTAAATGAAAAAAGAGTTAATACAGAGGCACATCACATTGATGATATACACGTGGTTTTCATTGATAAAGACATACATAGAAAATTTGCAACACAGGATAAGAATGAGCATCGAGAGTTAATAGAGAAATACATTTCCAACTATATTTAAATATGATTTTATTTATATTTTTTGTATGCCTATAAAGGCATTAGGAAAAGTATCCGGGATTGTGGGTGGGTCATTCAACGGTAGGATCCGGACACTAATCTTCATCGCATTTTAGTTACGATATGGAAGCCTCTTGGTAGGAGAGGTGGAATCCAAGCGATGGATCCGTCCGGGAATGCAGGTTCGACTCCTGCCCCATCCATCCTCATAGGAGGATAAAAATATGAAAGTAAGAAGATTTGAAAGTATTGAATCGCTAAGTAAATTCTTAGGAAAAGAAGAGTCAGGAGAAATATCGGTCAAGAAAGTTACAGTCGTGTCACACATTTCAGATGTCTTTTATGTATTCTATAATGAGGGGCAAAACTATGATATAACGAGTAAAATAATCGATTTCAGAAACTTTTTAGTTAGAGAAGAAAAAACACTTAATGACATAATACGAAGTATAGAGCAAGAAAGAATGTACTGGCAGAGTGTTGATAGTCCAACAAGTAAAGGAATATCAGGTTATCTCTCATGGCTTAAAGACCAATTAACTATGTCTGCTGTCGCTGTTAATGAAATGATGAGAGAAACGAAGAAATTATTAATGAGGAGGTATTGAAATGAAAAAGGAAAAATTAATAAATGAATTAAAAGAACTTGAACATTGCATAAAGAAGGAACTCAATGAGCGTCGTCAACTTCAAGAAAACACAGAATTAGATTTATTGAAATTTTATCATGAAGGGTACTTAGATGGACAAAGAGTTATATTTGATCGCATTTTAGACATCATTAGTGCATATTATAAAGATAGAATGGATGATAAAAAATGAAAAGAATAGTAAATGGGAAATTGTATGATACAAATACAGCAGAGTTGGTTTGTCAATCGAAGATCGCATTATTCGAGAATCGATTGTATCGTACAAAGACGGGTCGATATTTTGTATATGAAAAGATTGGTGATATAGAAGACATTAAGCCATTGAATGAAGATGAAACATTCGAATGGTTATCAAAACATGATCCTGATAAGGCAATGGAATTATTCGCTGAGAGGATAATAGAGGCATAGAGAGGTGATGGGAAATGTGGTATGAAGATTTGAAAAATAGGAAAAAGGAAAGAATATCCAACGAACGAAAAGTGAATGGAATTAGTATTGGACGGAGGAGACGGAATTTGGTGCAGTATCGTTTAGGAAAGTTAGAATTGAGACATTATCTGAAAGCAGGTGTGTTTGTATTGAATAGAAGAGGCAATTATGAGCGAGTAGATAGACGGATGCTCCGGAATTGGATTAGGACAGGGAGAGTAGTAGCTGATGGTGATATCCGAGATGTGATGGCAGATCTGGTGATGTGTGGTGAAACAATATCACTTTAGATGGACAGATTTTATTGTAAATGGATATAGAAAATTCTTATAGAAAAGAGCGAATTGAAACTGATGAGGAGAGAATTGACATAGTAGTAGATGATGAGGATGTACTAATTGAAGTGGAACGCGGTACAGTATTCACTGGTAGTAGTTGGATAAGACTGGATTGGGAAACGTGGAATAAAGTCAACACAATTGTCAAAAGATTAAAATCAAATACGAATATGAAAATCATAAAAGAAAAGAAAATTAGTGGATTTCTTAAATCCGAAGAGGAAATAATAGTACGAATGCTTGATGGTCTAATAGAAATTGAAGAAGTGGGTATCAGGAAGAGTGGGGGAAGAACTAGACTCGGCCACGTTTATCTATATAGAGAAGAGTGGGAAGAGATAAAGAAGTGTATTGATGAATTAATTAAAGAAGTGGGATGAAGAAAATATTGAGGTAATTAAACATGCCTACAGGTTACACATTAGATTTATATGATGGTAAAGATATAACTTTTGAAGAATTTGTATTGAAGTGTGCCAGAGCTTTTGGAGCTTTAATTGATATGCGAGATGAACCAATGGATGCTCCTATTCCAGAACGATTTGAACCATCGGATTATCATCTCAAGGAACTGGAAAAAGCAAAAAAGCGGTTAGAAGACGTTAAAGAATGGAATAAAGAAAAAGCGGAACAAGAAGCAGAACGAGCTTATCAAGAAGCATTGAAAAAACGAGAAGAGTTCGTTAAAAAGAATAATTTAATTCGTAAGCGATATGAAGATATGCTTTCTAAAATACGAGAATGGAAGCCTCCAACTCCTGATCATGTGGATCTTAAAAAATTCATGATCCAACAATTGGAAGACAGTATTGAGTTCGATTGTTTTATTCCAGAAATGCCTCAACGCCTTTCAGGCGAAGAATATAAAGAACAACAGATTAAAAAAGCTTTGAATGATATAGATTATCATGAAAAAGAATACGCTGAAGAAGTGAATCGGGTATATGAAAGAAATAAATGGCTTCTCTCGCTACGAGAATCACTGAAAAATCAATAAACAATGATATGCGAAATTTCTTGTCGTTTTCAAAATATCGTTATCGTTATTTTGGAAATCCTAATCAATTTAAAGTTAGAAACAAAGATGAATTAATTGAGGCTATTGAGAATAATAATGGCTATCGAGACTGTTTTTTGAGTATCGCAGAATTTGATGATGCAGGTAATACTTTTCCTATCTGGTTCTTCATTGACTTGGATGGAGAAAATAACTTAGTCAATGAAGATGCAGCCAGAGTTCTAAATTTCTTAGAAGAAGAGAAATTAAACTATACATGTGATATATCAGGATTCAAGGGTGTTCATATCTTAATAGAGCTGGATCCATTTATTTCTGTTGGTAATCGTGCATTTAGAAAGTTTGGTAAATATTTACAATCAGAATTAAAACTTAAAACCATTGATTCTCATTGTTTTGATATACGACGACTAAAAAGAATACCGGGAACAGTAAATCCAAAAAGTGGTAAATTATGTTCAACGTTCTTAAAACAAGAAGGTAAACTTCTCAATATTTATGATTATCTTTCTTCAGATAAAGAAGACATAGATGATTGTGTCATTAATAATTTATCCGAAGATATAGTAAGATTTCCTTTCAACATCTCATCATTTAATCCACCGTGTATATTCAAAAGAGTAAAACAAGCAGAAGTTGATCATAGGATACGATGGATGTACGTTAAAATTCTTCAAGAACGAGGACTGAATTTTAATGAGATTTATAATGCGTGTAAATCTTGTGGATGGTCTGATTTTGATAGTCATATCACAGCCTATCAGATCAAATACACTATGGAACGAAACTATCTAATTAGATGTAAGGAGGATATTTGTTTGCCATCATGTCCTTTAAGAAGAAAGAAAATATCAAATTTGGAAGATTTAATATGATTGTAAAAGATATGTATTGTGATTCTTGTAAACAAGAAACTCTCCATGAATGTCAGTCTAATGAATTATGGCGATGTGTTCAGTGTCAGAAGACTCGGTTTGAGGTAATCGATATACCGCAAAACGAAATAGATTGGGAAAAACCAGTCAGGTATTTATGGCGTTCAGGAGATATCGCTTATGTAACTTCAACATTAGCTCCTAATATTTTGAGATTAGATGAAATGAAAGAATTATTAGAAGGTAAAAGAATAAGAGTGCCTTTATTTAAAATAAAAGATAAATTTTTACTTAAATATTATTAAAGGAGGGATGAATTAAAAATGGCAAGAAAATGGGATAGAGGAGTATTTGAAGAAGCGAGAAGAGAAGTAGAAGAGCGAGAGAAAAGAATAGGATTTATATTTCCACCTAAAAACAGAGGAGAAGAGATACACATAGAGATTCTTGATGACACTTTTACGCAGGTATATGAGGGAGAAACAGGATTGGATGATAGGACGGTAGATTGGACACAACCACAAATACTGGTACGTGACTTGAAGGATGATAGAAGGAAAGCATTCAAGCTAAATTCAGGACTGGCAACACAGATGTGGAGAGTCGTAGAGAAAGCTGGGGGAGATCCACTTAATATGCAAGGTAGTGTGTTCACGATTACAAGCATGGGAAATTACAATTATGAGGTTGTATATAGAAAGCCTGCAAAAGAACCAGAAATAGTAGATGAACGTAAGATTGAAGGTATAGTAAAGAAAGTAATATCTAGTGGAAATATTCCGAAAGAAAATATATCTTTATGGGTCAAAGAATATCTCAAAGTAGAAGGTCTGGAAGTTCCTGAAGCGGTTATAGAATCGGTTGTTAATCGAGTAGTAGGATAATGGAATCAGAAATTGTATGTGAAAATTGTGGAAAGAAATTAACTGAAAAGGTTATAAAGTATCTTGAAGAGAATCCTAAAGCTTTCGGTGGTAAAAAACTGTGTTATAAATGTCAAACAGAATTTACAAAGAAACGCTCAAAAGAAAGGAAACTAACAAAGAGATTTGGTGAGAGTCTTACAGAAGGTAAGAAAGAACTTAAGAGCTTAGAAATAATGCGTAAACTATTCGGTGATGGCGATGTAGTTCAGATATTTGGAGATAGCCGGATAGGCAAATCGAAGTTTGCAGTTCAGATGGTCAAAGAAGCAATGATGAAAGGAGACACTCCACTGTATATCGATACTGAAAGAAATCTGTCAGAAAAGGACAGGTTGATGCTTAATGATAATTATGTTGTATGTCTTGATACATTAGCACTCAAAGAACTTGTTGATAATCTTGATGATAGTATAGATATAGTAGTATTAGATTCAATAGGCATGCCAGTGTTGATCACATTTGCAGAAATGTCAATGAAAGAACGTGGTGAAGCACTATTGATGATGTCAGCTATATTTGGAAGACTCAAGAAGTGGTGCTTTAAGACAGGTGGATTCGCTATAGTAACAAATCAGATGAAATCAGAGATGAGTGCAGCAGGTCCCTTCGGTAAGATGAAGAATTTGGATGATATACCTCCATTCGGAGATAAAAGTAAATATATAGCAAAGAATATTCTAAAAATGTATCCCATTGAAAAAACTCCTATAGAAACTCATTCACAGATACGTGCGTGGGGTTGTAGAGATTTAGCAAAAGGCACAACTATCGCTGATGTTTATATATCAAACGAAGGAACAAGGATAGAGTGGAATATGAATCTATTGAAAGAGTGATTGATGTATGCAAGAAATTGCACCAGACGCATATATTTAATGTTCATGCGAATTTTTTTTGTTTGTTAGACATCTTACTATACCTACGTGAAAACATTGCGTTAAACCGCATTATTTTGCATGTGGTGAAGGATAAGATATGAATGAACAAGAGAATGTATCTGCAGTTCAGGAAAGAGAATTAGAAGAATTATGTATTCAAGTGAATGTTGATTTCAATGGCAATAATGATTACATTGAAATTCCAGCTGATGGAGAGTGGCGTTTGACCGCTTATTGCAATGGAAATATAGTATTTGATAGCATTGAAGTTCACAATAGAGCTCTTAGTGAGGATGAAATTAATAATGCTTTTTCAGTATTTGGAAATTATGCAGATAGAGTTTTATCGAAAGAAGAAATAGAAAATATCTATAAACTTCTTAGTAATCATTCAGGAATAAAAAGTTGGCAAATTAAAAATAATATTTTATATTTGGAAATTGAAGAAGAAATATGAAAATAGTTAAAACTGCAAAAATTGAAATTGTAAAATTAGAACAGTTGAAAGAAGGTGATGAGATACTCTGGTCAAATCTTCGATGTAAAATAGTAAGTATAGATAGATTTAAACTCAAAGCATATTTTGCACCTCATTCATCGCCTGGTGAGCCTTTTGAAGGATCTTATCTGAATTATTATAAACTTATTGACTGGGAAGAACAAAATGTCTGTCATCTCTGTGGAAGAGAAATAGAAGAAGGTGAAATCTGTGATGCCTGTAAAGATGAAATTAAGCATTTCTCGATGTAAAATGAAAATTAGAAACACAATTTATTCATACTAATAACGAAAGAAGCATCAGTATCCACATGCGATAATTGAAATATTAGTAATTTTGGAGAGATGGTAAATAATGGTTTTTTATTTTGAAGGAGAAATATTAACCGATAAACAATATTTCGAAAAACTTTATATTAAAATATTGGAAGGGAGGATCGAGCAATTGAGAGAAGAACAGAGAAAGGTTGCCTTGAAGAGCGAGACAGAATATGAATAAGATAAGAGATTGCACAATAGATGGACATGAAATAGAGATAATATCAATCAAAGACATTCTTCAGAAGATAAGTGGGTCTACTGCAAATTTCACTGATGAACAAAAATAATTATGAAACTCAATTTATTGCAATATGAGTATGAGAAACTCACAGATGTTAATAACTGTCTTCCAAAAACACAAAAGGAATTGTATAAACTTCGTGATGATATATCAAGAGAATTAAAGATAGTTGAAGCTGATGTAAAGAAGATAACGATGATGAAATAATGAAATAGAGATTGATACACCCCAAGAATTAAAAGAAGCTGTAGAATTAAATAACCAAAAAATTCAGAAATTAGAAGCACGCATTAATAAGTTAGAAAAAATAATAAAAAATTCAGAGATTGATATTGAAGACTTAGTTCGGGCAGAATTTGATTATCCTGAAGCATGGGACACCTCGGTTTATCCTACTGTGTGGCATGTTTTATGGGAAGAGTATTCTTGGATAAGAAAAAAGAGCGCTCCGATGCCGAGAGAAAAAGCAGAAGATATTGTTAAAGGCTATTTAGGTTCAAGATTTTGGAAGAATCCCGATGATTTCTTTGTTAGATATCGTATTCATGAATTGGGTCAAGCACTACGTCAGATTAGCATCGAACGTTTATCTGATATAGTACAGCAGTGGATAAAATTAAAAGAAGAAAAATGAAAATAGAAGTTATAACTCCATTAGATTTAGAAGATTTTGTAAAGCGAATAAAGAATTTAGAAGAAGATAGTAAGCTTCATGATAGTCTACTTCATGATGCCTTTGAAAATATTGACCAGATGAAGAAGCGCTTAAATGAATTAGAGAAGCGAATAAAAACTTTGGAGAGTGATAAAGAACCTTATTCTGAAAGTATATTGGATTAAGAGTAGTAAAATGAAGAGAAGTAAAAAAGAATCAAGAAATGTTAAAATTGATTTAGATGAAGAGTGGAAATTAGGTAGTGACTCTATGCAATGGATTCTTTATAAGAAAGCTAAGGACAAAGAAGATGAAGTTTTAGATGATGCCGAATCGAAAACAAATTGGAAGAAAGGATTTATAGCGGTTGGATTTTTTACAACATTAGAAAACGCCTTAAAGGCGTATATTGATGCAAGATTGAGAAAATCTGCTGCTAAATCGGTAAAAGAACTTTATGATTATCATCGAGAAGTTCTGAAGAACTTAAATGAAGTCTTAAAGCCTTTTGAAATAGTAATTAAGAGTGATGCAAAATAAATATTGAATAAAATGTATTGGAGTAAAGAAGAAGAAGAAATTTTAAAATCTTTATGGAAGAAACCTGATATGACTGCGAAAATCATTAAAGAACGACATTTACCTCATCGAACTATTAATGCTATACAGAAGAAAGCAAGTTCACTTGGATTAACAAAAGAAAAGATAAAAATAGACTATGAAAAAGTAAATGAGATTATTTTATGAGAAATATTCTTTTATTAGGAGATTTGCATTGTGGTAGTACAGAAGGATTATGGCATCCAGATTTTGTTATAAGAGAAGGTCAAAGGGTAAAATTATCTCCGTTACAGGAAGAATTATATGACAAATGGCTTCTTTTACAAGAACAATTACCAGATTATGAAGCAGTATTCTTGTTGGGTGATATTACTCACGGGTTAGGATCAAAAGATTTTGGTAAGGATGTAATTGACTGTGATCTACACGATCAATTGCAATGTGCAATTAAACTACTAAAACCAGTAACCAAAGGAAAGAAAGTAGTAGTAATTACGGGCAGTCGTTATCATTCTTCTATTGATTACGATATAGATAGGGGCTTGGCGGAAATTCTGCATGCCAAATTTGGTGGCGCTATTAGTAATATACGATTAAAAGGAACAGATGTTGTAATTAATATTGCGCATGGTATAGGATCAAGACCCATCTATACAGGCACTCGCATGAATCAGGATGTGTTCAATGCTATTCTAACTGAGCATCTATTGAAAATGCCTGAAGTTTCTGTGATTATACGTGCACATTTTCATATCTTTAGTTATTTTGCGATCTATGGTAAGCATTTTATTTATATTCCTGGTTGGAATGCAATTAGAAAAGGTAGATTCGTTACTCGATGGTATTTCAGACAACCTGATATAGGTGCCGTCCTTCTGAGTATAGATAATGATAATAATGTATATGTAAAACCCTATCTTTTCAAGCTAAAAAGTGAACGTAAGAATATTTATGTATTATAAGAAAAATGGAAGATAAAGATAATCAAATTTTGGTGTTTCATAGAGATAAGGACGATAAGAATTGGATATCAAGACTTGCTAATGGAAAGATAGCTATATTACATCGCGCAGATCCTACTACTCCACAACCTAATGTTCCCTATCTCTGTAAGGTAGATGAAAAAGAAAAGTATGCGATAGCTTGGATTCAGAGTTTACATGCTTATCCACGTGCAATTATTACTCCACCACCAAGACGTTTTGTGTATATAGGAGCACCCGGTGAAAAACCTGCAATTCATACAGATATACTTAGCATCTTTGACACTCATGGTTTGGAATATCTATATGTTAAATATCCACAAGAGAATCGTGAAGAAGTTAGAGTTCCTTCGACAGAGTATCGAGATGTAAATATAGATTTAAGAATCAAAATAGGAAGTGAAAGCACAATCAAGTATTCCTGTACCATAAAAAGACCTCGTAACATGGATGCTAAAACAATATTGGATGAAATTAAAAGCAAGATTGAATAAACTAATGGGACTTAAAGATAACAAGAAGGATGAAATTATGAAAGAAATCTTAAAACTTATTCATGAGCGTAAAGAACTACGTCAAAATTTAGAAGAATTGCAATTACAGATGAAAGATGTAAAGGATGAAGCAGAAGAGATTTATAATGAAATTAAAGAAATGGAAAGTGCAATGGATTTAAATGATAAGAAAATTCTTAAACTTACAGAAACTCTCGAAGATGAATCAGACATTAACACCCTTTACCGATGATAGATGAAATTGAAAATCGATTAGATGATGCGTTTGATAAACTAAAAGAAATAAAGAATAAAATAGAAAAAATCAAGGAGGAAATGAATGACTCAAGAATTCCAAATAACAGGAACGAGATCACTAAATGAAGATGTTTATATAAGAATTTCACCGATGCTTTTTAGTTATCAGCATAACTCGGTATTTATAAGAGAAGCACAATTGCTTGCTAACATCCTGCGCAAATATTTACCAGCTCGTACTTATAATTATTTAAAAGATATCATGGTTAAGGAATGACTTGGAAACATTTTCCATTTAGATATCTGGGTAAAATTATTACTATCCTTGGAATAGTTTTAATGTTAAAATACTGGGATACAGAATTTCCACTGTTTCTTGCTTGGATATTCATAATATTTGGAGTAGGTTTAGTAGAAATCAAAGAACTTTGGTATGAATAATGTCATGGTTGAACTTAAATGTAAATCATAAATGTCCATACTGTAATGCTGAAAACCACCTATTGAAATATTACACTGTCTCTGATGAGAGCAGTTTTATAGATGTTGGAGACTATATACCAAACAATTTAGATGCAGATATTGGTTTAATCAGTGCAGAGGGATACTGTGAGGCATGTAAAAAACACTATCAATGCAGAGTGGGTATCAGAAAGTCAAAATTAATGGAAATAGTTATGTTCGAAAGTTAGAGGAAGAAAGATGCTAAAATTCATGGTTTATAAAAATGAAGATGAGTATGTATTGATTATAGAATATGAAGATAGAGCTGAAAGACTTTTAGCTTCAAGCATAAAAGACTTGATTCAGGTGATAGCCGATACCATACTATATAATTTTGAAGGTAAGAGTAAACATTTTGAACAATCTCATTATGCGAAAGTAGAAATAGTGTAGAAGAGTAGTTTAGATTGTCAATGAAGAGATTTAAGTATGTATTTTATAGATATTGGCAAAGAAAAGTAGATGAATATTCTTCTTTTGAAGACGATTACATAATTATGTTTTTGACTTTAATCACTGTGTAGCTTATGGAATAGGCATCTATGATCGGGAATCTAAGATTCTTTATCTGCCTAATTTTTCGATGAGGAACAACGTAATCGGTCAATAAAAGAGATAGAAAGACTGAGATATGAAATCAAGGAAATTAAAACTTTTGAGATTTGAAAATAGAAAAAAAAAATGATGAGAATATGCAACAACTCGTTGTTCTGATTGTTCGATAATAAGACGATCAAAATTATGATTGATGGAAGTAAAATTATATATATAGACTCACGAGAAAAAAACAAAGATGTACAACATCTATTTGATTGGCAATCCGATTTTCCAATAGAAATTAAAAAATTAGGGTTAGGTGATATAGTTTTTGATGGCTGTCTAATAGAACGAAAGACTTTTAATGATTTTGTTCAGAGTATCAGGAAAGAAGATTTTTGGAGTAAGTTATATCAAGCAAAAGAAGTATATCCTAACGGAGTTTTTGTATGGATTGATACTAATGAATATGAAAAATTAAAAGAGCTTAAATACACTCGTAATCCGAAATTGTTACTGAATTCAATAGTGGGTGCAAAAGCGGCTTTAGACGCAAATGGAATTATATGGAGAGAATTTGATAAAGCAGAAGCCTCCGAATATTTCTATACTTATTTCAAACGATTGATAGAAACTCGTAACTATACTCCTAAACCTATAGTAAAAAAGAAAAATAAGTCATGGACTGAACTTAGAATTCAAACACTCATGACTGTGCCTGGGGTAGGATATAATACAGCTGTTAAACTACTTTCATCATATAAAACAATTGAAAACATAATAAAATCATCCAAAAATTCTAAATCTAAAGTCATGAAAAACATCGAAAAAATTTTTATAGGAGAATGAAGAAGAATAGTATTGCATGGTTTGTAGTTGAATGTACTAAGTCTATAACAATACAACTTAGATGTTTTAAGTGTCGTTTCATGTTTCCTGATGTTCCACGTCAATTAGTTAAAAACTTTCAATCGCTTGGAAGAGGGATGTATTCATTAGTATTTGCGTTAAAGAATATTGATTGTGAGGAAGAATACTTCCTTAATAATATTGTAGAAACAGATGTAAGTTCGAGAGGATTTGGTACAGCTAATATTGAAGTTGAAACTACAATTCCAAATGACGAAGAGTATCAGAGACTTCGCAGACTTATTAATGACTGGTATAAACAAAAAGTTGATACTTTTTCATTTTTCTTGGGGATAGTGATGTATACTAGCTATCGTGATTGGAGAAAGATGAAAGAATTGGGTGTTAAGTTTTTAGAACTATGGCGGGATGGTTTTTCTAAAATAGGCTGGAAGCCAGAAGATGTGAGTGATTATGAATATTATTTCGGAAAAGATGGAAGAAGCACGCCTCCTAAATTCCTCGGAACTACGACGTCTTGGGATTAAGACTGAAGGTCATCATTATAAAATAGGAGATGAAATTTATCCTTCAAGCACTACAATTCTCTCAGTTCTAAGAAAGCCTGCTATTGAAATATGGGCAGTAAAAACAACTGTTGAATACCTTGGTAGGCGCTTAAACGATGTTATAAATGGAAAGATAGAACTAAATGCAAAAAATGCATATAAAATTCTAACTGAAGCGAGACAAGAGCATGAAAAGATAAAAGAAAAGGCGGCGTCCTTAGGTTCTGATGTTCATAAGATTATCGAATTAATATTTAAATCAGAAATGAATAATCCGGATTTACTCAATACTATCGATAGCGAATCCTATTCATCTATAACAGCTTTTCTCGATTGGAAATCTTCATATGATATTAAAGCACTGGGAAATGAAGAAATAGTCTATCACGAAAAACTCAAATATGCAGGAACGTTAGATTTTAGATGCAAGTTTAATGGAGAAAAATATGTTGTGGATTTCAAGACATCAAAACGTATCTATCCAGAAATGCTCCTTCAATTAGCTTCATATAAATACGCCTATGAACACATGCATCCAGAAGATATCGGTTATAAAGTTGGGATATTGCGATTAGATAAAAACAATAAGGGTTTTGAATGGAAGACTTGGAATGAAGATATAATATCAATAGCATGGAATGCTTTTAAATATCTTGTTAAATATTATCATGAGGTGAAATTGTTAGATGGGAATATATAAAAAAGCTCTTGAAAAATATATTAATCATATTGAGGAGGAACAGGTAAGACATATATTTTGGAAATTATTTGATGGATTATTGGACAGAAATAATAAAGAAGAGTGTGCTGCATTAGTAAGTTATCTTGCTGAAGTGGTAGAAAATGAAAATTAAAGACGTTGTTGGAAAAATTAATTTTGTAAAACGATATGATTATCAAAATAGTTTCTTGGATCTGACTGCTAAATTAATTCGATCTGTAGAACTGTTAAAGAAGATAAACACATCAAATGTTCATGATTTGAGTATTGAAGCAAAGGAAGTAGAAGAAAAAGCAGATTTAATTGTACATGGTATTTATGAACTCTTATTATGTGATCATACAAGAGTAACAGAAGAAGTTTCGGACATTCGGTACTTCGTAAAGAGAATAGATGACATAATAGACGACATAGAAGAAGTAATTTGGCGATTGATGGCTTGGTCACATTTAGGCTACGATTTAGTGGATGTCCGAATTTATTTTGATGATTTTTTGGAATTGATTGCAGACTGCGTTAAATCTATTAGTGTCGCAACAGAATGTTCATCAAATTTTTTAAAATACAATGATACTATTCTGGATTGTATAAAACGAATCAATGAATACGAAAATAAAGGTGATGCACTCTATCGAAAATCTCTATTGAGTATTATGAAAAAGGACTTTCAAGAAGAAAAGCAGAGAGTTCTTCTATTGGAAATTGTTAAACGACTCGAACGGATTTTAGATAACGGAGAAGATATAGCTGACATACTCGATACCTTTAGACTCAAAGGAGGAATATAATGAGAAAAGAATTAGAAGGTCTTTCTCTATATGAAAGATTAAGATATCAAGAACTATCTGCTGGTATTATACATTTACGAGGTGAGATTGATGATGTAACAGTTGATGATTTTAATTTAGAAATCGCAGCATTACGAGATGCTCGTGAGTGGTTATCGAGAATCACAATTAGACTCACTTCGCCTGGTGGTAATGCATATTTAGCATTTGGTGTATATGATACTTTGAAAGAAATATCGAATTCAGGTGGAGAGGTGGTTGTAGTAGCAGAAGGACTGGCTGCAAGTGCTGCTGCTATGATTATTCTTCAAGGAGCTGATAAGCGATTGGCTTATCCTACAACTTCATTTTTGCTGCATGAGCCTCGTAGATGGACTATGTTTAGAGACGAATCTACCTCTCAATTAGAAGATGAGGCTGCTGAACTCAACAGAATAACTAACAAGGTAATTGACATTCTCGCATCACGATGTAATAAAAGCGAAGAAGAAGTTCGTGAATTGATACGAAGAAGAGAAGTATGGATGGATGCCAAGGAAGCGAGGGAATGGGGATTGATTGATGAAATTATAGGTGAAGATGAAAAAAACGATTAGAGAAATTATAATTGATGGCATAAGAGATGTTTTAAGCGAAAATCGTAAAGTTGAAGAAATTGTGCTTGGTGATGAAGTATATCAAGAACTTAAACGAGAGTTATCATCAACCTATCTTGAAAATTTAGCTACTCTTAAAGGGGTAGCTATTAGGGAGTTTTTGTCTTATCCCATAAGAATATTACCCTATCTTCCACCTGATTATATTGCGTTAAGAATTAAAAATGAAATCCGAAGATTATGAAGAGCTTGATGAAATAGAAATAGAAAAGCTAAAGTTAATTCATAATATATGGGAAGAGGAATTCATTGAGGCTGATATTCCGTGTCCCGAGTTAATAATTGAAAGAGCGGTAGAAGAATTTGGTCATCGTATTATCTTGGCTTGCTATTTACCGGGCTCTTTAATTAGTGAATCAAAAGAAACAAAAACAGAAAAAAAGGAAAATATACCGCTTTCTATAATTGACTATATCAAAGACTACATGAAAAAGAGATTTCCAAGACTATTTTCTAACCTACGCATCAATTACAGGGAAATACCTATCCATAAAACAGTTATTATTAGGAAGATTGGTGTCCATCCATCATTCTTTGATATCAAGCACCCACTTGGTAGTTGCTATGTTTTCAGATATTCACTATCAAAATTGAAACATAAAGAAAATGCGTGCATTGAAAGGCAATGAAACGGATAATCTTATTCAAGATGTAAAAGAGATAAAAGAAGCAATTGCGACTCTAAGTTTAAGTGTAGTAGAATTAGAAGGGCGAATAAAACATTTAGAAGACCGTATTAAAGAAGAAGAGGAAGTGGAACTTGCAATTAAAACTAATAAAGAATGGTGGGATATCTAAAATGGAAAAACTAAAATTTAGAGCAATAATTCCCGAAAGAAATACTACAATCTATTTTACATTAAAGGATTTAATACAAGATAAATTCTCCAATAGAGAAATTTTATGGAGGTGGTTAGAGGAAGGAAATCAACCTGACTTGTTTACAGGCTTTAAAGATAAAAATGGAAGAGAGATTTATAAGGGAGATATAGTTAAATGTAATGATGAAGACTGTGGAATTGTAGTTTGGGAAGAAGATGGATTTATAGTTGACTTTCTTGATGATATAGGATGTATACCTTCATTGCGATATAATGCAGAAAATAGTGAGAAAATTGAAGTTATAGGAAATATACATGAAAATCCAGAATTAACAATACTTCTAAGTGATGATGTATAAATATTGCACCAGAAGCTCATATCCTCTGTTCATTGCAATTTTTTCGTTAGGTAATACTTTTATATATCCTGATAGATTTTATTGCGTCTATGGCTAAATATATGCGTCTCATACAAATTGAGAATAAGGAGGTAGAATGGAATGGCTGATATTATAAAAGAAATTATAAATCTATTTGTATATCCAATAACACATGAAGTAGAAGCACATGGCAAATTATTAACAGATGAAGAAAAAGAAGAGATGTTACAGCGAGCAAAAAAGAGATATGAAAGAGAATTAATAAAAATATTTGAAAAGCATGATCGGTTATGAGTGAAGAGAATTTTGATTACTATTTAAAATTGATAAAAGATACGTTAACACAGCGAGGTACTCAGTATGATAATGCATTCCATAAGACTTGGGATGAATGGAAATTAGATGCATCTCGTTTAGTATTAACGTTTAAACTAAACCGCTTAAAGAATATAGAATATAATGAAAATAATCTTAGTGCTATTCGGGATACTCTGATCGATATCGCAGGCTATTGTATTCTTTCACTTATAGAGATAGATAGAGAGAAGAAGAATTAATTTACTAGCAGCCGGGATTTAATCATAAAATAAGATAGAATGCTATGAAAGAAAATATGAATGATAACGATTTAAAAATAATTCATTTTAACAATCCTGTGTTTCATTATGGTATTAATTGTACAGTTAGACGTGGCTATAAATGGGCAAATTTAAGAATAGGTGAAGAAATTCTTTTAAATGAAGAGAAAAGAGCTATTGTTAAAAAGCTCCTAATTTGTAGATTTGATGAGATAGAGAAGAGAGATATCTCATGTGAACATGATCCCAAGTGTAGAACGATTGATGGTCTTTTTAACATGCTATCTGAATTATATCCAAATTTTTCTAATAATAGCATAGTTACCGTAATTTATTTCGAATTGATATAAATGAATATTGAAAACTTTTTGAATGGAGAAAGTATTGTAGATATAAATGCTAATTATTATCCTGATATAGCTAATATTCGAAAGCAGTTAGCATCTGGTATTGAATTGGCTTTTAATAAGCAGTTAGTTACTGACTGGTTTGATAGAGGAAAAGAAATTCTTGCACTTCATGGAAATGAAGTATACATTCATGATTTTTCGAAACTACTATTGTTGCCATACTGCTATTCAATTGCAACTGAACCTATAATGAGCGAAGGACTGTTATACTATCCACATTTCAAAAGCAAACCACCAAAGAGATTAGATTCATTTATAGCACAACTTATAGAATTCACGTCTTATGTTGCGAATCGTACACGAGGAGCAATTGGCATTCCTGATCTCATTTTAGCTCTTACTTATTATGTAAAGAAACAAAAGCTTAGTCTAACGGAATATCAATTCAAAAATGAATTACAAAGATTATTTTATTCGTTCAATCAGCATTTAAGACAAGGTGCAGAATCACTTTATACTAATATCTCGTTTTTTGACAGGTATTATTTAGAACATTTGTTTGGAGATAATGTATGGGACTTAGATGTAGATGATCTACTGACTGTTCAAAAATCAGTAATGAGATGGCATACTAATGAAATAAAGATTCAGATGTTGCGATTTCCTGTAATTACAGCTGCACTTAAAATAGAAGGAATAAACATCCAAGATGAAGATTTCTTAGAATTTGCACTTGAACAAAACATTCAGCACACTATGTATAATTTCCTTGCATTACCACATCTCGATGCTATTGCATCATGTTGTAGACTTACATCAAGTACAAAACCATTTTATAATTCTTATGGAAGCGGAGGAGTTCAGATAGGCAGTCATCAAGTTGTGAGTCTTAATTTACCAGGAATATTTATTAGGCATCATGATAATTTCTTAGAACGTATAATAGAAAATCTGAGATTAGCAAAAGATTTTCTCGACTGGCATAGAAAAATTCTAAAAGAACATCAACATTTAGATGCTACGTTTGAACTGGGGCTTCGTTCACTTCAGAGGATGTATTCTACCATAGGGATAATAGGGGTATGGGACTTGAAAGAATTAGCTAGATATTCATGGGATGAACTCGAAGAGGTTCTCAAAGTAATTCGAACTGAAATAGATTCATGGGAAGGATTTTATAATTGTGAATTAGTACCTGCAGAATCAGCAGCAGTTACTCTTTATGAAGCAGATATGAAGTATGCACGAGAAACTAATTCACCTTATGCTAATTATTATGAATCAGGAAAAATGTATACCAACCAAATTGTATCACCGTGGCAGAAAATGACAATTGGGAAGAGAGTAAGAATAACAGGGAGATTTTCCAAATATTTCGATGGTGGTCAAATGATGTTTATCAATATTCCAAGTCCATTTCAAAATACTCATCAGATGGGTAAAGTAGTGAAAGGCGTAATAAAATATGGAGTACCGTATTTTGCATTCGATACTTTCTTAACAAGATGTAAGTCGCATAACCATATAACTTTAGGCGATGCTGCATTATGTCCGATATGCGGTGATAAAGAAGTATACAAATTTAGAAGAATAGTAGGTTATTTTGTAGAACTTTCAAATATGCATGAAAGAAAAACAAGAGATATACCATACAGAGAAATCGATACCGATGGGAATTAAAACCTTTTTGAATATTTTAACGAGGCTGTACAATTCTTAGAAGAAGGAAAGGTGTGTAAAGTAATATTCAAAGCCGAAATTGAAGGAGCGAGTCAGTTGAAGGAAACATCTACAAAAAAGTCTCTAGATACGATTTTAATTAAATTAAAACGAATGTGATTGTATGATATATGAAAAAAAAAATAGAGAGAAAGGAAATGAAAAGAGCGTTGATTTGGGAGAAGGATTTCAGGCTTGGATTGTGGTATATAGCCAAAGAGACAAAGGTCATAGAAGAAGTTCCAACGGCAGTGAAGGTTAAAAAGATTATAGGCGATGAGTGGCTGCCAAAAAGAGGATTAGGATTGCGAGTAGAAATAATAGAATGATTGTACAATGTAAAGATTGTGGAAAAGTCTTTGGTATAATAATAAAAGAACAAGAAGATGGAGTCAAGCTAAAGAAAGTAAAATATCTGAAAATGAAGTGTCCTTATTGTGGTGGTAGAATAGAATGGGGAAAAAAAGAAAATGTTCGAAGAGATAAGAAACTGGATAGAAGATAAGTTGTATCTTGTTGTAGAAACTCTCGTCATAGCAGCTATTATAGCATTTGTTATTGTATTATTCATTGCACTTTTTATTTCGCTTGGTGCACTCGTGAAAGTTTTTCTCGGTATTTAAGGGAAAAATGTTCGAAAGAATTATGAACTGGATAGACAAGTGGTGTGATAGAAATACCAAGTTTCCACTTATGACTGGAGTGATCGTATAAATGAGCTATGTCTTCTTTCTTATTTCAATACTCATGATAGTTATTATCAAAAAATACATCTGATGTTAATTCAAATGAAAATTGAAGAAGTCATAAAATATCCAAAATTAGGTTATTTAAGAGAATCACATTATAACGGTAGAGAGTTACTTGGTAAATTAGTATTTTTCGAAGAAAAGCGTGATGGATCTAATATACGTTGTTTCATAGATGAAAATGATAATATTCAATTTGGAAGTAGAAATAAGATACCAGCAAGTGATGATTTGTTAAGATCAATTAAAAATACAGGATATGATGCTATTCTAAGAACAGCTCTTTATACAGAAAAATATCAGTGGAATCATGATATAATAATATTCTTTGAATTATTACAAAAAGGTAAGAGTCCTTCTCGTATCGAGTATCACGAAAAAGATGACATTGCAGTCTTTGATATCTATGATATAAATGAAGGTTGGTGGAATTACACAAGAATTTATCAATTCTGTTATCAATGGAAACTACCAGTTGCTAAACTATGGGCTGTTTCTTCACATTCTACTATTGAAAAAATAGAAAAACAAATAGAAAAAATGCTTGACTGTGCAAAGAGAGAAAACAGAGAAGGCGTAGTCTTTAAGTCTTATGAAAGTGGTAAAGCTTACTTCTTTAAAGATCGCTTAGACATATCACACGAAAAAGACATCGAAATAAACATAGACAAAGATACTCCTAAATATCCAGAGTTACCAAAAGCAGAAGTTATGAATGAAATACAGAGGGTTTTGGATGAAATAGGACTTGAGCAGTTTAGAGATAAAAAAATAGCAATGCCTCTAATAGCTCGGTATGTAGCAGAAGAAGCAAAAGCAAGAATGTGTTCTGTACCAAAGGGATTATATTCATATTATTTAGAAAAATTAAAGGAAATCGAATATGCTTAGCAAGGTGATATTAAGAATATATAAATTGCTATCCCTTGTAGCTACTAAATATTTAGAATCATACTTGACTGCTCTCAAAAGAAGAAGGAGTTATTTGGAAGGAGAAATACAGCATATAGAAAGTGAAATAGAAGACCTCGATTGGAATGTAATACGCATAAACAACTTTAAACCTATACGAGATAGAAAAAAATAAAAATAAATAAAAGAGAATTAAATTAGTAGAGGTTGAATAATCAATAATGGAAAAATATTTATGGGAAGTAATTAGAGATTATGATTCTTTGATTTACTATAGTGTAGGATTGATAGTTGGTTATATGATTCATTACTTGTTCTTTTGAAGATGCTATCAGACAGTGAAATTTTAGAGGAATTAGAAAAAGGAAATATTATAATAAAACCATTCAGAATAGAACAACTAAATCCAAATAGCTATGATGTACGATTAGGTGAATATTATGCAGTAGAAAATGTCCTTAATCACGTTATATTACCATTTGATGAAAATAGCGTAAGAAATCATTGGAAGATAAAAAAAGCAAATAAAGAAATCGAAATCCATCCAGGAGAAACCATCTTAGCTCACACTCAAGAAATAATAGGTGGTCGTCACAATATTGCAAGCAAAATGAATGCAAGAAGCTCATTAGGAAGATTAGGACTTTCTGTTTGTAAATGTGCAGGATTTGGTGATGTGGGATTTATAAATAAGTGGACTATGGAAATTACTAATCATTCACAACGTGCTACTATCCGCCTTCCCGTTGGTATGCGAATAGCTCAAATATCATTTTTTAGAACCGGTAAAGTCTTAAAGGAATACAGAGGTAAATATGGCCAAGGAAAATGGACGCCTGAAGACATGATACCTAAATTATGGAAAGACAAAGATACAATAAAAGACATAAATTTAGAATGAAAGACTTGTTTGAGAGATTTGGTAAGTGGTTCGATAAATGGAAAGAGACTATTTTCCTCTTCTTATTTTCAGCATTGCTTACTTGGTGTATTGTATTCCTGTCAATTTATTCGATACTATTTTTCATGGATAAGATATAAGGAGAAACGAAAAATGACTATTATCTGTCCTTATTGTGGTAAGAGTTTCGATGTAGCATTAGAAATCAAGAACGAATATACAGGGGTTACAATCATAGTATGTCCATTTTGTAATAAATATTTTGAATATAATAGTATTTGATAGGAGGTAGATATTATGCCAAGACCAAAAGAAGAAGTAATGGATTATGCAGATGACGAATTTCTTACGTATCTCGAAGATCATTTGAACTACATAGAAGCGTACACATACAGATTGAAAATGATGATGACTGTATACAGAGAAGTCAAGGAAGAATACGGAGAAGGATTAGGCTGGATACCTTCAAAAGAGATTATAGAAAGTGTCAATAATTTAAAGAAAAATCTTGATGCGTTTTTCTTTGCTGTCCTTGCAGACCAACGTTCATTGATATCGTCACTAATAATGTGGCGTAAATCAAAAGCTGCTAAGAAAAAGAAGAGTAAGAAAAGTGAGAAAAAGAATCGAGAAGAAGTAGATCCTTCTATAATGTAGAGGTATGCTTTACTGTGATACAAAGTTTATGCCTTTTTATGGAGACTACATATTGCATTTTTATCCTTGTCCAAAGAAGAAAAAAGAGAAGAAAAAAGAGGTCGATAGTAAAATAAATAAAGAATAGAAACGATGAGTTTGAATAAACAGTCAGGCAACATGTATCCTTTTGTAACCCATACTTGGAATCCGATAAGAGGTCGCTGCCCACATAAATGTGCTTATTGTTATATGAAGGGCTTGAAAGTTGGAAATCTAAGACTTGAAGAAAAAGAGTTACAAACTAATCTCGGCAATTCAAATTTCATATTTGTGGGAAGTTCGACAGATATGTGGGCAGCAGAAGTTCCTACTGAATGGATACAGAAAGTTATTCAGCATACAAAGAAATATAATAATACTTATCTTTTCCAAACAAAATTCCCAATCCGATTTCTCGAATTCATTAGGAGTTTTAATCAAGATTATATTCTTGGTACAACTTTAGAAACAAATAGAAGCTATGATTTAAGTATGGCACCTTTACCAATGGAAAGATGGATGCAATTCAAATTAATAAAAGACTATAAAGTTAGAATGATGATAAGTATAGAGCCTATAATGGATTTCGATCTAGAAAATTTCCTCTACATGCTGCGTAAAATCAAACCAGAATTCATAAGTATAGGTGCTGATAGTAAAAAGAATGATCTCATCGAACCATCCTCTAAGAAAATAAAAGAACTGATTTACCATCTAAAAGGATTTACAAAAGTAATAATAAAGAATAATTTGAATAGATTATTAGAGTAAATTACGATGTGTGGAATAAGTATATATTTTTGTGAGAAGTGTAATACAGAATTTTATGGAGATTGGAATATTGCATATTGTCCGATTTGCAGTAATAAATTGGAACAAGTTGGAGATGTTGATATAGATGAACTCGAAGGAGTATTTTATAATCTAAGATACGCGCCTAACGGAAAAATGAGAGAGAAAATAAGAAAGAAAAAAGAAATTAGACAAAAATCAGAATCCGACGTTCGAAAGGAATTCAAACAAAAGAAAGAAAAATTCATGGACGAGTTAATAAATATATTTCAAACAATGATAGAAGAAAAAGTTCCGTGGTATAACAAAAGTACAACTTTGCAAGCAGAGATTGCAAACCGTTTCGAGAAGATATTTAGAGAAGATAAGTAAGAGCCTATGGAACGAGAAAAGACGAATATATATTCTTGTAGGAATTGTTATTTAGAATTTTATTATGAAAATCGTATTACACACTGCCCCTTCTGTGGAAATAAACTGAAATGGATAGGGCAAATTCAGGAGAATGAAATCGAGGGACCAATCTATACACTAAAATATTCTACTGGAGAAAAAATGCAGAAGAAGATAGAGGAAGAAGCAGCAATTAAAGAAGCAGAAGAATCTTGGTATTTATGGGAGGAATAATTAAAATGTATTGGAAAGTTCCGGATTATTTAAAAAGATACATAAGAATACAAGAATTATTAAAAAATATTTTTAGTCCTTGTGATTGTGGAGAGGAACTAAAGAAATGTGAAAAAGACAAAAAGTACTATGCAAAACGAGCTGAAACTCTTGCGAAGGCTTTGGCAGAATCCATAAACCTGCCCGAACCGCCCAATCCATCAAAAGAGATGGAAGAAGTTAATCCATGGAAATTTGTAGCTAAATATGGTAAATATGATATACTAACTGCTGATAAATATTATTACACGCTGCCACTAAATACATGGATAAAAATTCTAAGTCCTATTCAAACTCAGGTAGAAAAAATATTACCAAAGTGGCGAGAGAATGTTGCTGACTGTGACGATTATGCATTACTCATGGCATCATTCGTAGCTGCTGTGTTTGCAAAACCATATTATGATAAGCAGGTAGCATTTGCTATCACTTGGTCCCGTTCACACGCTTACAATTCATTCATAACTACAGAGGGTACATGGGAAATATATGAACCTCAATCTAATGCTATAGTCGGACGGTTAGGTAAAACCACAGGGATTTATAAAACAGAAAAAATTTGGTTTATGGGCTAAATGAACACAAAAGAAATAGTATTGAAAGGGAAATGTTGTGAAGACGTGATTGCAGTAAAAGTATTGAAAGATGGTATCTATCTAACAAGTATGATTCCATATATCGAAGATGGGATGGAATTTAACAAAGTTTTTATGTACTGGGATGAATGGGATAGAATAGTAGATTTTATAAACGAACATCGTAAATAATATTGAAATGCTGAAAAATAGAATTAAAAAGGTAACGAGTGAAGAACTCGTAATAAAAGGAGAAGACCTTACTACTATTACAACTAAGGTAGATAATTATAGCATCGCAATAATAGAAGAATTTGATGGAGAAATAGCATATTCGTTACTACTCTTCCGAGAAGAATGGAATCAAATAGAAGCATTTGTTAATAAACTCAAAACGCAAATTGATGAGTTGATACTAAAAGAAAATGCACTCAGTGCTACTAAAGTTGAAACAGATAGTCACGGGATTAGAATAGAAATCAGGCAAAGAGGATATATAGTCCATTCGATGTTTCTCTATTGGGAAGAGTGGGATCTAATTGGTAGATTTATTAATGAAAAATATAAATAGATATATTGTTATAGGATTAATACTATCCATTAGTCTCACTCAATTTTTAGCTTTGGATACGACCGATACTCACATCTATGTTGATGGCACCTATGTCTGTAGAGACTTCAGTAGAGACTTGATTCTATCAGCGTCTAAATATCATATCTATCTTGATTATATTTATGTGCCAGAAAAGAACCATATGATGGTCGGATTATATAATCCTCTCGAACAATCAATTGAAATCATAGAGCCTCAAGCAGATGAAATCATAGGATACGTAAAAGAAGATAATAAAAAATATATCAGAATACCAGTATGGAATGATTATTTCTACTACTCAAATGTTAAAATTGCATGAGGCGCTCATATTTGCTGTTTAACGCAATGTTTTCACTAAGACAATATAAATGTATTACCATCTAAAAATATTGCGTCTACGGTCAAATATGGAGGAATTTTAGAGACTATGATTCAAATCTCAATTAAAAATAAAATATTTAGGGATGTATTAGAAACTATTATTCCTATACGTGAGGAAACTATATTGAAATTCACTAAAGAAAGCTTGAGTTCAAAGATTAGTGACTATAGTAATGTGGCATTAGTGGATGTTTCTATTCCCACTGGATTATTCAATGATTATCTCTTGGACAAATATATTGAAATAGGATTGAATATCAAGAATCTACTACTCTATACTAAATTAGGTGATCCTGAAGATAACATCAAAATAGAAATTACAGATAGACTCAAAATGCTTTTAGATAATTTCGAAATTGATATGGACATTCTCGATCCTACTTACATGACTTCAGTTTCAAAGCTCCCTGATGAATTCGAATGCAAATGCTTAGTTGATATAGAAGAAATAAGGAAAATTGCACATGCAGCTAATCAAATCCGAAATGATACCCTCATCTTTGAACTTGATAATCTCCATGAGAATCTAACTATTTCTACTGAAAGCGATGAAGAATCTATTAAGGTTGAAACTTATGTGATTGATACTTCCAATAAAAAATCTACCCATAACCTAAAATCAGCCTATCCTGCTGATTTCATTCTTAGTATTACTAACACCCTTTATAATTTGGGTATGCGAGAAATAGAACTGAGTTTCGGTAATGAGTTCCCTATACGGTTATCGAGTTCTTTAGATGAAACTGGTAAGGTAGTTTATTATATTGCACCTCGTATTATTGACTAATTCAAAATTTTGCATGAGAGCTTCATATAACGCCGTCATTAAAATATTTTTGTCTTAGGTATATAAGAATATTACCTCTATTATTTTATTGTGTCTATCAGTGAATATGGATAAATTATGCATATTTAATTATGACTCCCAGTAGAAAGTTTAACCACATTGATGATTTACCTCTAAATGAAACTCAAAAACGATACGTTCTTGAATGGCTTGCATGGAAATTTTATAACCTGCTCTTGAAACTCGGTATAGAAGATGGATATTGTAAATCCTATGATCCATTACTAATCGAAGATGATAAATGCCATAGTTATGTATTTGACTTAGATGACGATGGTAGACATCATCCTTATAAAAACTTACGAGAAATAGAAGATAAGTTGTTTAATGAAGTAGTTAAAAGAATAAAAGAAGAGAGTGTACACTAAATAGTAAAACTATTTAAAAAATGCATGTAGACTGATTCAAGAAATTCACTGTAGTTGTTTATCTACATGCCATATTTTATATTATTTAATAAAATCATGACATCGTGGCTTCCCAGTAAATATCCCTGTCGTCTGTAACAGCAGAAGGAGCATTGATTGTAAATTCCGTATCTGAAACATCTGTCACCCAACACTTAGCTACTTCGTTATGTGTACCAGTTAAAAACACCTGTGCTGGCGCTTTATATAAACCATGAGTAACAGTTACACTCGTATTTCCATTAGATATAGTTGCTGTTCCTGAATTATCTGATTTTTTATCTCCAATAGTACATCTTCTAAAGGTTATATCTGATTCAGTTCCATCACTACCTAATGAACTCAGATAGCAATTCTCAAAGTGTATGTTCGATGGTGAATCGTGAAAGACATGCCAAGCTGTATAGACATATGCATTTTTCACTAAAAATCCACTCGGATTGTTTATAAATACATAATCGGCTTGATATCTTCCACCGTCTACTATTATGTTAGAACAACCATATGGAAATATACTTTCCATATAGCCCACATCGCAATTTTCTATTATAATATCACCAAGATTTTCAGCCACCAGATGTTTAAAAGCACCAGGATGAGCACTTTCTTTCCTAATTCTAACATTTCTAACAGTGAGTGCTTTTACTTCCGCTCCAATTTCAAAACCATAGATGTCCCAACCGTCTAATCCGGATGGAATGTTTATTGTACCCTCTTCAATAACAATATTTTCAAATGTCGCTGTAGGAAGAGGCATATAAACACCCCTATATCTTGGTTCAAAGTAGAAATTTCTTAATGTCACATCTATCACATCACTCTCAAAATAGAAGGCATTTTGACAATTAGTTGCTACGAATCCCTCAACAAGCAGGTTATCTACTCTATCTGAATCTAACGCTTGAGGACAATCGTCTACTATTATGTTTCGTATGACAGAACACGAACAGTCTGGAACTATGCCACATCTCTTTGAATTTATTAACCTCACATTCTCGACGATGTCATATAAACTCTTTTCATCTCCCTCTCGCATAGCAATTAGATACTGTAAATATTCTTTGCCTGCAAAATAATCCCTTTTACCATCTATCGTTAGATTTCTTACAACACAATTTGAACGAACGACTAACTCTGCTATATTAAAATAGTTCGAAGGAGTTGAGCCATCAATATAAAATTCTAATTTTGTTTCTTCTCTTGATAGCCCATCCACAATGGTGTTCTGAGGTAAAGTAATTAAGTCAGTTGAACCTGTAACAGTGAAATAGAGTGTATAAGTTGCAGGCATAATTATAATTTTGCCACCAGATTCTAAAACTGTCTTGATCACTGTTGCATCATCAGTGCCAGCAGCACCTTGTGTAATTGTATCTCCATTTGCATTTTTTGCATAAATTATTCCATTATCTTTATATATGATTGCCGTATACGGTCCTCTTCCTCCCATTTTACCTATAATACTTTCAAGATATTCAATTCTTTCTTCTAAATTGGATATATTAGAGCTATTTACGAGTACAGCATAAATGTTTCTCCATCTTTTATTCGAACTCCCTAAATCCTGCCAATTATTAATGCTTGGTATGACGTGAGCGTTGCTGATAGTGATATCAACATTCCCAATGCCATCAGGGATCTCAAAACGAGGAAGGACAACCCCGTGCGATGTAGGTGTGCTCATTAGTATTTTACCATTGCTACCGGGTGATAATTCTATCTTAGCTACATCATCGCCGTCCTCTGCTTTCAGATTAAGACCGTCAGTCGAATCACCTAATACACTCCCACCAACTTTGAGATCATCAATACATTCTACCGTATCTCCGGAATAAGAATCAATTGTATCTGTCTTCAAACCTGCCTCACATTGGAGTAGACCAGTCATTGTTTGCGATCCGTCTCGTGAGAGTTTTATTGTACTTAAATTTTCTATCTTAGTTGTGTTCGAATCTATGCCAAATTGTAATGCTGAACAGTTGCAAGTACTTAGATTTTCTTCGAGATAGTCTACTCGTGCATCTAAATCAGATATGTTAGCACTATTTGTGAGTATGGCATCTGGTACAATAGTGCTTGAAAAGTTACCTTTAACGGCATAAATAGTACCCCACCTATAAGATTCCGAACCCAAATCCCACTTATTATCTGTTCCAGGGTAGACATCCGCATTTTTCACGAGTATCAGACTGTGATCTGCTCCACCATAAATGAATATCCTTTCAATTGGTACACCTATATCATCAGGTGTCAATAAAGAAAAGTCACCATAATCGAACTTGATTTGGGAATATTCGTCTGAAGGACCCCCACATCCCACTATTAAAGCATCATCACTCCATAAACGAGATTTTATTTGAAGGTCTTTATCACAGGTAATAGCATCTCCCGATACTGTAGTTAGTGTATTAGTTTTTAGACCTGCGTTACATATTAGTTCTCCTGTCATTGGTTGTGAGCCATCACGAGAAAGCTTTACAGTACTTAGATTTTCGATCTTATTTGCATTTGATGTGATATTTACTGAATTATAATAAATTTTTGTTGAATTTTTATCTATTCCGTATTGTAATTCTGAACAATTGCAACTCCCACCGCCACCACTAATATTCTTCTCAAGATATTCTATTTCATCTTGTAAATTAGAATGAACAGTACGAGTTAATCTTACTGCATTACTCCAGATATATTCTAAAGTAGGATAGCTATAAGAAGATGTAGAAGGCTGAGATTGATTGCCTCCTTCAAACCATTCAGGATACAAATAATAATTATTAGAATCAACTGATGATTTCTTACTCATTCCTTACTTATATTCCAATACAATCGAAGTTGAAGATATTTGACTACAATTTGATATTTTTAATTGTATGCCATTATCTGTTTCAATTATATGTATGAAACTTTCATTATACCTATATCCACCTGCACTTCCTAAACTGTAGGTCTTTTCATAATTCCATCCTTTAGCATCATCAATTGTTACTTTAATATAACCGTTAGAGGCTGAAGTTAGCATCATGAGTTTATAACCTATAAGAGTCACTGTGGTATTAAATTGATACATTGTAGAAACTGTGCCTGCACCTAATAAGTATTTATCGCTTGAAGATGGATTTTCAAGATAGAAGGGCATATTTTGTGAAATATCAATTGAATCGAAATGACCTCGTACAGCATAAATTTCTCTCCATCTATAATCTACACTCCCTAAATTCTGATCACCATCGATAGTCGGTACCAAATTAGCTTTCCTGATTTGAATATCAACATTTTCGGCACCTCCAGGAATTTCGATACGCGGTATCAAATACAGTTGGGGTGTACCTGTGCTTATTACTATCTTGCCGGCATTTCCCGGCATCAATTGAATCTTGGCAGGAGCTGTAACATCCTCTCCCCTCAAATCAAGACCATTAATTGAATCACCAACTACATCTCCATCAACTTTTAGATTATCAATACATTCGAGTGTATATCCCGAATAAGGACCAATCGTATTAGTTTTTATTCCAAAAGGACAAAAGAATGTACCTGTCATTGGTTGTGAGCCATCACGCGAAAGCTTAATATCAGAAAGATTAGCTATGTTATTAGAATTGGTATAAATACTCGTGGTATTTGCATTTATCAATGTTTGTTGATATGAAATGTTACCTTCATTTGTAATGATACGATCTCTTATAGCATTCAATCTCGCTGCATTTATAACTGTAACATAATCTTTCCAAACATCTAAATCAGCCATTTTATTTTAAACTCCTAAATATTGTACTTAAAGATTTATAGCTTCTTCCTAAGTATAATGTAGTGAATAAACCATTTTCATCTAATATATATCTCAATGATTTTAATTCAAGAATTTTTGCAATTCCTGGAAGATTCACTCTTACTTTACCAAATACTGGATAAACTAAATCTCCGAGTGTAATCTCTATTGCATCTGTTAATTCATTTCTTGTTTTTAACTCTCGTTCTGCTCTCTGTCTTGCATCCCATTCAGTAAGAATTGTATCATCTTCTATATATATTTCCTTATTAGAAGTAGCCATTTCGTCTACTGCGTCTCCTGTTACATAAATTGCATTCCCTGCGCTGTCTTCTCCTATCTTAGCACCCCGCACGTGACACCTTCTGTAACTATCTTCTTGTGAAGTTTCTACATTTATATCTGTTATTTTTGAATTCTTATCTATAGTATATTTTATTTCATCGCTCTTATCTTCTATCACTAATGTATTACCATCAAGATACAGCATACATTTATCACCAAGTATTCTATATAAACAGTCTAACAATGATAATTCCCAATATTTGAAACTCAAATCTACCATATCAGCATCATTAGCTGATTTATTCTCTATATCCATGCCTGCTACAGCTATAAATTGTTGTATTACTTCTGAAAGCGTACCATGATAATCCTTTTGGTCTCCTTCTTTTAAGTAACGATGTGCTAATTCATCAAATCGAGATACACAATTCAATTCAGACATGATGTTGCCTTTACCCATGATTGTACGTTGAGTTTCGCTTTTTATTTTGCCCATGAATACTACTTTCTTCAATCCTTTACCAAGATGAATACTTACGTCTGAATCTATAAGAAGCTGTCCATTATGCACTATGGTAATTGTAGCACTATCATCAGTATAAGGTTGATTGAGAATAACTTCAGCTCTAACAAGTGGAAAGAAATAAGTAAACCAACCATCAGGAGTAGTTATTTGTGCAACTCCTTTTATATCAGAAGAAGAAACAGTAGGTAGATAATATGAAATATCGCCACAAATTGTATAACCACAAATTGCTATTCCACATATCGCACGAGTTCTTTTTCTTCTTATCATAAATAAGCATCACGCCATTTTAATTTCATAGTAGCATCGCTATTGAGATTTTTATATTCTATAAACACCTTATTCGCTTCATTCGGATAAAGATAAACAAATCCTTTATTCGCAAAACTTACTGGTGAACGAATTTCCATATTTGATATTGTAGTATA